CACGTACGAAACGGTCTATCAACCAGTCGAGACAGTCAGAGTATATTCAGCCACAAATATCCTTTCAGCAAACCTTGGAAGCTATTTGCTTGGTATGGCAAACTCTACAACACAAGTGGCAAATAGCGTTATCGTGGGAATCGCAAATACCGATTCAAACGGTACGATAACTACTGCTGCAACGTCAAATGGTATCATTACAGTTATTACTAACGCTGGTACTTTTTCCGATCAACGTGTCCTTACCATGAATACGACGCCCAATTTTGCAACGGGTGAAATCCTTAGTGAACAAAGCGTGTATGAAGTAGGATATACTAACCTGAGTGGCGTCTTCCAAGTAGCCGAAATAGTAGAACAGTACACGCGTGAAGCAGTTTCAAACACTACTACCAACTATGCATTTGGTACAGTTACAGTTGCCGGTACTGGTACTTTGACTTTGCAACCGGCTTGGGGAACGTTTGATACCTCTGCTACGGCACCCTTGATTGTAGGAAAAACATCTGGTGCATCGGCACTGCCGACTACCTTTACCATTACTACTCCAGGCGCAAAGGGTATAATCACTAATATCAGCGGAAGTAACGTAAGCGTGACCACGAGTTATGGTGCATGGGATGTTGGTAATGCTGTACGCGGTGATAAAACCAGGGTTATTCGAGTCATTACTAACAACGTTACAGGTGGTGCATCAATTGTTTATTTGAATGGTTCGGTTGGATCGAACGGCCTTATATCGCAAGCAAATGCTACACCTATTTCTGGAATGGTTATTGGTCAAAATACTACAGCAATCGGTTTGCACGGTAATACTGCTGCGTTCTACTTCTCAAATGCGTATCCTACGTACGTGTACACCCGCAGATCAGATCTAGTATCTCCGCCTCGCTATGCGAATAATGAGATCATAGAAATTAATAAGCAAATCCTTCGTATTGCTGGAGGCGTTGGTGCTAACTTTGAAGTCGGTACTTTAGAAGATATTGAATCTAACGTTACACTATATACCGACATACTCGGTGCTAATAACGTGGCTGGATCTAAATTCGTCGACATGAAAATCGATGGACGTGGTTCGGGCTTCGGTTATGTAACAAGTATGACGATCAATAGCGGTGGAACAGGATATGCTAACCTTGCAACAGTATCATTCACCGGTGGTGGTTATGGCGCTGGTGATCCATTAGTTCCGGCATCTGGTACGATTACAACGAACGCTTCAGGTGTAATTACCCTTATCACAATTAATACTAATGGCGAAGGATATTATGACTATCCTGCAGTCGTTCTACCAGCAACCGGCGGTACGGTTGCGAACGTAACTACGAATATGACGTTCGGCTTTGGTTTCCCAAAGAGCCCATCATCGGGTGCATCTGCCTTGATTGGTGATGCACTAAATACGACTATAACCAATATTGGTTCTATTGCACTCTTGAGCAAAATTAACCCAGGTACTGGGTACACGGCTGACCCGTTCGTTAGAGTTCGTAATAAATACGTAGCATCGTATCGTAGAAGAGACTACTTGCTTAATGTGACCGGTGTTACGGGTGGTTCTTTCACGGTAGGTGAAGACCTCATTCAGTTGATTGGTGGAACAACTACTTTCAAAGGTACTGTAAGAGCCGTAAATATCTCTGGTGGTACTGGTACAGTTTTTGTATCACGTAAAGCTCTAAGTGTAAGCATCGACACAGCGTATCCTATTAAGGGTTCTGTTACAGGTGCGCAGGCAACTATTACGGGAATCATTAGCGACGATGCATCAAGATACATCGGTGACAACGCTGATATTATCGGCACTGCAATTTCAGCTGATGGTATTGCAACGTCTCTAGAAGTTGTTTCATCTGGATTTGGTTATATCAACAACGGTGCTGTTACGCTAGAATTCATTCCAACGGTAAATAAAACGAGTAATCCGTTTATTATCACTGGATTCTCACAGACGCTAAAACAAGGTCAAGGCCTTGGTTATTGGAAGACGACTACTTCTCACTTGAATTCTGAGAAGAAAATCCACGACAATAAATACTATCAGGAATATGCATATGATATACAATCGGGTATCTCACTAGATAAGTATGAAAAGATTCTGAAGAAAGCTTTCCACGTAGCCGGAACAAGAATGTTCGGAAGTGTGATTAAAGCTTCAGTAATCGATTCTCAAGTGTGGATGACTGGAAGTAGTATCACTAAAAATCGAATTGCGAACACTTATCTGGTCACAGAAAGCGGCGCTAATCTAATAACAAAATCCGGATCCTACCTAGTGATTCGTAAGGAGACTCAAGTATAATGGCAAATACAACTATTGATCAGTTAACATCTCTTGCCGGAACAAGCGTTGCCGTTAACGATTTGTTCTTGGTGTACGATGCGAGCGCTAATACCGAAAAGAGTATCACGTCTTCTGAAGTAAAGAGTATGATTGGCAATGGTCCGTTAACCATTACAACTACTGGTGTAAGTGATGCGTTAGTTGTTACGAGTACTGATGCTTTAGCTACAGCCGCACCTGACATCGTCTTCTATCGTGATAGTGCATCTCCTGCTGCAGAAGATGTGATTGGAAATATTTTATTCAGGGGTAGAAACTCTGCTGCAGCGGCTAAAGACTACAACGCAATATCTAATGTTATTAAAGTTGCAACAAGTAGTTCAGAATCTTCCGTAATGAATTTCGCTACAACACTTGGCGGCGTATTCGCTGAGCGTATGAGAATTAATGAGTTTGGTAATATTAGTATCGGACCCAATAGCGCTGGTAATAACAGCAATTTATCTGTAACCAAAAACATTACTGGCGCAACAACATCGTATGGTATTGGGTCTATAGGAACTATTCAGAGTGGTGTTACTGTCGGAGCTAGTTACGTTGTTACGACTGCAAGTACCGCTGCTGCATCATTTACGCTGCCCATCATAAGACACTATCATGCTACTCAAGGAACCTTTGGTGCTGGATCTACGGTAACGACCCAAGCTGGGTTTGTGGCGGAATCCACTCTAGTTGGCGCTACAACTAATTACGGGTTTTATGCACCACCCATTACAAACAGCGTAAGTGGTAAAACCGTGATAGGATTTATATCAAACCATCCTATTTCATCCGGCGGCGGAACAACTTATAACTTCTATTCCAACGGCGCTGCACCAAACTATTTCCTTGGCAACGTTGCTATCGGTGCGACCACTCAGACCGAAAAACTTACGGTCGGGTAACATCAAAGCAACACAACAAGTTGCTGGTGGATACGCCGCACACACCGCTGGTACTGTTGCCATGGCTTTGGCGACTAATGCTGTCGTAAAGGTTACACCAAATGCCACAGCGACTTTCACCACGACAGTTGCTCCTGCTGGATCTAGAGCTTCAGTGATCATTGTCACGAGTGGTGTTACGTCATATACGATCACCTTCGGTACTGGATTCTTGACGACTGGTACTCTTGCTACTGGCACCACGACTGCCAAGACCTTTGCAATTGAATTCGTGTCAGATGGAACCACTATGATTGAGACCGGCAGAACGACTGCGATGTAAGGAACAATAGATGCCTAAGCTATTAACTACCAATTTCAGAACACACTCTACATCTCATACCATCTACTATGTTGTAGCCTAAGGAATAACCCATGTCATTGAAGCTTATCACTCCGTACTTTAAGACTCACTCAGCAGCACAGTTTCTGGAGTCGTTTAGCGAACCTCAGAATACAGTGTATTATGTGGGTGCACATAGAAGTCAGCCTTTTGCAAGTGACTCATCTCCTCCAGATCCTTTCACTGACGTGTATTCAACGCATTACAATTTGTATGACGAACTAGTTTTTGGTAAGCACGTAACACCTTCCGATGTCGTACATATGATCCGAAACATCGCCTGGGTATCTGGAACGATCTACGATATGTACGATGACCAGACATCTGACTTATATTTAAAGAACTTCTATGCGGTTTCTTTAGAAGCCGGCAGTTATCATATATTCAAGTGTTTGAATAATAATGGCGGAGTAGCTTCTACAAGTCAACCGCTATTCTCTGAAATTTCTCCTGAAGATGAGTTCTATAAAAAAGATGACGGTTACGAATGGAAGTATATGTA